CGCACGTCGGGCGGTAACTGTGCCAATAGGGCGTGGTCGTGAGGCGCGCGCTGGCCACAGGTCAGTTATGTGCCACACGGGTGGAGTTGTTGTTGTGGCACGCACTGAGACACTATATCTAACACCCGTGAGACACACACGGGAGGCGGCAGTGCGGATTGGCTACGCGAGGACATCGACCCTAGACCAGGTGGCGGGGATCGAGGCGCAGGAGCGGGACCTGGTGGCGGCGGGTTGCGAGCGGGTCTACCGGGAGCAGGTGTCGTCGGTAGACGTGGTCAACCGGGAGCAATTGGCGGCAGCTCTGGACTATCTGCGAGACGGTGACACGCTGGTTGTCACCAAACTGGATCGGCTGGCGCGGTCGATGCCACATTTAATGGAAATAGTTTGTAAGTTACAACAAAAAGGCGCAGCGCTGTCGATTTTGGATATTAAAATTGACACGTCAACGCCGTCAGGCAAACTAATGATGAATGTTTTTGGCAGTGTCGCACAATTCGAGCGCGAAATAATGCTCGAAAGACAACGCGAAGGAATTGCAAAAGCGAAATCTGACGGCAAGTATAAAGGGCGCGTCCCAACAGCACGCCGCAAAACAGATCAAATCCTATCTCTGGCTGCAAGCGGCGTCGGCCCAACAGCGATCGCAACGCAACTCGGAGTTAGTCGCCGCAGCGTACACCGTATAATTGCAGATAGTGCAACAGCGTAGTATATCAACCAACACGACAGCACAGCCACCCAACCGGTGGTTGTGCCACCCCCCCCACCCCTCTAAAACCCCACTCCCGCGGCGCGGTAGCCGACAAATTGCTCAGACCTATCAAATTAGGTGCTATATACAATGTTCCGCACAATCGCAGCGACAATACCGACGGATAACGACTATCCGCAGCGGATGCACAGGCTTGACGTGCTCACGCGTGTGTTGAACGGAACGATATACGACAACCTACAATACTCGTTTGGCGAGGAAAAAAACGTCCTTGACGAGTATATCCCGATCCGCAACCGTCGCCCGGCGGTCCGCTACAACCTCGCCAAAATCGTCGTGAGCGACTCTGTTTCCCTCCTGTTCTCGGAGGGCCATTTTCCGTCCGTAGAATGCTCTGACCGCCCAACCCGCGAGACGCTCCAATCCCTGATCAAGGACTGCGGGCTCAACGCCGTGATGCTTGACGCGGCGCTGATCGGGTCGGTGGGGTCAGTGGCGCTGTGGGTCCGGGTGTTGCGCAATCGGCTCCACGTCCGCGCCCTGCCGACGCTTTACCTCACGCCGACGTTCGACCCGGCCGAGCCCGATCGACTATTGCGGGTGCGGGAGCAATTCAAGGTTGCGGGGTCGGTGCTGGCGGAACGCGGGTACCCGATCGCTCAGGCCGATTACGGGTCGCAATACTGGTTCCGGCGTGATTGGGACGCACAATCAGAGATCTGGTATCTGCCCTGGCCAGTCCGCTCGACCACGCCGATCGAGCCCCAGATCGACACCGGCCGCACCGTGACCCACGAGCTGGGGGTCGTGCCGATGGTCTGGGTCCGCAACCTGCCCGGCGGGGACGACGTCGATGGCGCCTGTACCTTCGAGGCTGCGATCGAGAGTCAAATCGAGATCGACTACCAACTGTCTCAGGCCGGTCGTGGGCTGAAGTACAGCTCGGACCCGACGCTGTTGATCAAGGAGCCGGCCATGGGGGGCGGCGCGTTGATCAAGGGCGGGGGCAACGCGATCGTCGTGGACAAGGACGGTGACGCGCGGATGCTGGAGATTGGGGGCAGCGCAGCGGCAGCGGTAGTCGACTACTGTCGCACACTCCGTGAGCTGGCTTTGGAATCCGTGGGGGGCAATCGGACGGACGCGACACGGGGCACGCTACCACAATCGGGACGTGCTATGGAGGTGTTGAATCAACCACTGGTGTGGCTGGCCGACAAGTTGCGTATCGCCTACGGCGAGGGCGCCTTGTTGGATTTGCTCCGACTGATTGTGGAGATCGGCGGGCGAGTCCGTCTGGTGACGAGGTCCGGGGCGCCGGTCGGAGCGCTCAATCCGACCGCTCCGCTGAGTCTCCGTTGGCCGCACTGGTATCCATCGAGCGCAGACGATCGCCTAAAAAATGCAACGACAGTCAAAACACTCGTAGATAGCGGTGTGCTCAGCCGAGAAACCGCACTCAACACGCTCGCACCAGACTACGATATTGAGGATATTCCAGCAGAATTGGCTCGTATTGCGAGTGACGAGGCTGCGCGGTTGGCGGCGTTGGGTGGCGGGCAACCACAGGTAACGGAGAGGATAGACGTTTAGTGTGCGTTGTTAAGTCATTGATTAATGACGACTAATTCCGCCCGCCATTGGCGGGCTTTTTTGTGATCGGGAGAGGAAAACATGGCGGAAGAGACACCAGATACCAGCAATAGCAACGCTTTAGTAAAGTTTTTTCGGGACGCACTTAAAGAGGTTCGCAAAAAAAATGATGACTTGACGAAAGAGCGTGATGAAGCGCTGGCTACAGCCAAAAAAGCGAATGATGACTTGAGTGCCGCTCTAAGAAAAGCAGAGACGGACGTTAAAACCGCGCAACAAGAGGCTGCAAAAGCGTCTGAACGCGCAACGGTTGATCTGGCGATCAAATCAGCGGCAACCAAGGCCGGGTTGCAGGACCTGGATCAATTAAAACTCCTGGACCTGACCGGGATTACAGTAAAACCCGATGGATCGGTTGATGGAATTGACAAGGTGTTGGTCGATCTGAAAACAAAAAAGCCGTTTTTGTTTGGCGTTGCCAATACCAGCCAAACAGAACCGCCACCAAAACAAGGTAATGTCAAGCCGTTTGATGCGCGGAAAGCGAAACCGGAAGAACGTGACGCGGAGTGGGCACGAATTAAAGATTTAAAATAGAATAATACCTTAGCCGGAAAGGAAAATCGCAAAGAACGTGACGCGGAGTGGGCACGAATTAAAGATTTAAAATAGAACAATACCTTAGCCGGAAAGGAAAATCGCACCATGGCCATCAACAACTTGCCTGTGCAGTTACAGGCGGCGGTACAACACAATTTCCTGGAACAATTTTTTGAGGACGGGCTACAATCGACTGTCGGGTTCCGGGCGATTGCCGATCGCGAGGCGTTTCCGAATGGAATCGGCGAAACGATCACCAAAACGCGCACCGGTCTGTTGATCCCGACCACGACGCCCCTCGATCCCAGCACCAATCTGGCGCTGGATAACGGTCTGACACCGCAGAATTGGACGATCGAACAGTATACGCTGTCGATCAACGCCTACGGCGCCACCATCGACCTGAATACTGAGACCAGCAAAGTGGCAATCGCCGACCTGTTCAAGGAAAATACTATAAAATTGGGGACGCAGGCGACCCAATCATTGGATAGACTGGCACGAAATGCGCTGTACGGCAGTTATCTCGGCGGGAATACGTTCGTTGTCACGACGTTGGGGGCACCTGGCACAGCGATCCATGTGGACAACGTAAGCGGATTTGAGAACGTCTTGGTCAACGGTGTCATGACGGCGGTGTCGTCCACTAACCCGATGACGGTGACGGTGGGCGCGGACGTCTACAGTCTGGTGGGCACGGCTCGGGACGGCACCAACAGCTCGACGCTGGCGGCGTACGGCGCCGCGTCCGGGACGCTCACCCTGTCCGCCAACGTCACCGTGGCGGACGGCACGGTCAACAATCCGGTGGTTTCCGCCGTCGCGCCCTATATATTGCGGCCCAATAGCCGAGCGGGGACGCCGCAACTGGTTGCCGGTGATTACCTCACACTGCAACTGTTGCTTGGTGCGGTGGCGCGCCTACGCGACAACAACGTGCCGACAATCAACGGTTGCTACAACTGTTACCTGGACAACACCACGATGTTGGAGCTGTTCCGGGACCCTGATTTCAAGATGCTCTATCGCGGCGAGTACGGCGCCGACGCCTATCAAAAAGGTGTTGTTGTGCAGTTGTTGGGTATACGTTTCATTCCGACTACGGAGGCGCCACAACAATCGCTTGGTGGTGTGCCCGTGCGTCGCGTTATTATCTGTGGTAAGGGGGCGTTGATCGAGGGGGATTGGGTTGGTCTTGGGCAGGACGTCGAGCGGGGCGAGGCGGTCAAACGGATGGTCGACGGTATTTGCGTAGTAATTCGCCAACCGTTGGACCGATTCCAAGAAATAATCTCCCAATCCTGGAAGTGGCGGGGCGGCTTCGCGGTTCCGACCGATATTACGGCGAGCCCAAATATTATCCCGACGGCGTCCAATAGCTATTGGAAACGCGCCGCTATCATCGAGTGTCTCTGATATAGTGGGCTGGGATTATGGCGTTTACCGACGCGGAAAAGACGGATATCCGCCGTCACTGTGGATATCCGGTCTTTGGCAATACTCCCAGCCCGTTTTTCTGGGCACGCTACACAATCCAGTACGGCAACCTGGAATACAAAATGAATAACCTGTCTCCTGCTGAGGAGGCGGTGGTACGGACAACGTATTTGGCGCAACTGAGCGCCCTCGAAACGGCCGTTCCGGGAGCGAGCGCCAATCTCGATACCGCTCAAGCGGGGTCGTGGACCTGGAACAGCCGGGAAGTTATTGATCGCTCTGGACTATTGGACCAATGGCGGCGCCGGTTGTGTGCGTTTTTGGGAACGGCGCCCGGTCCTGGTTTGGTCGATACTGGTGGATTGAGGATTATTATTTAATGGACGCCGCGACTATTCAACGCCGCATCTATTACGGGTGGAGCAAGGAGGCGTTGCACGAGGGACAACAATTCGACCTCTATCGTCCTAGTGGACCCGCCAATCCACTGGACGCAGCCAACAAAATCACCACGTTGCCGGCAAAAACGGCGCTCGACACCAGCGGTAAAAACCCACCAACCACTGGTAAATATCAGTGGATCGGGACGTTTGACGGGTCACAGACACGGGTTGGTGACTATCTGGTGGGGTCAACACAGAGGTTTTACGTTTCTAGCCAACGGTTGTTATTGCCGATCGGGCTGGTCGAGTGTCCTCGTACGGTTAATCTGGTGCGTCCTGCGGTACCGACCGGGGTCGGCGCTCTGGGCTACGGCGGGGACGTCGAGAGCACGGAGGTGCCGTTGCTGACCGGGTGGCCAGGGGCGCTGGTATTGGCGGGCGGCGGTGGTGCCAACGAGGTTGGACTACCGGGAGACGTAAAAACGCCGAGTTGGACACTATATATCCCGGCAGTTGCGGACGTGACGCTACAGACGAGCGATATTGTGACGGACGACCTGGAGCGCCGCTATATTGTGACGGCGGCTGAGCTGTCTCCGTTAGGGTGGAGATTGCTGTTACAACAGGCGGTAACCTGATGGCGGATATTTCGGACGTTGAGAGCGCACTGGTTGCGTTGATCGCGCAAAACGTGTATCCAAACGGCACGGGTGGGTTGTCCGTGTTCGGTTGTGACACGCGCATCTATCGTGGTTGGCCGACTAAATCGCAACTCGAGACTGCATTACGTAACGGCACAATCGAAATATCGGTGTATTCGCTGTCGGCTGAGACCAACCTGACCCGGTTCCAGACGGATTGGCGACCGCTCGGTAATTTATCGGCGCCGACTCTGACACTGACCGTCTCAGGCAATACCGTTACCGTTGGGGGCACGGTGGCAGTGCCGCAAAACGTGGCGATAATCGTCGACGGATCGGCCGGCTACAGTTACGGCGTCCAGACCACCGACACGCTCACTACTATCGCGACAGCGCTGGCGGCGCTGATCAGCGCCGATCGTCCGGGCACCAGCAG